CAAGATTGGGACTACTTTGGTTTAGAAAGACACCCTAACTGGAAACATGTACAAAAACATCTTGGTGAAAGAAAACATCATCGTTCCTGGTGTAATTTGCATACCGGCAGAGAAATGTACAGATACCATGCTGATGCTATGCAACCAAATGCAATTAGTATGTTATTTTATCCAAATTTAAAATGGGATCCAGATTGGGATGGACAAACTATTTTTAAAACTCCAGATTTGAAAGATATTGAATACTGTAGTGAATATGTACCTGGTCGAATAGTATTATTTCACAGTCGTATGCCTCACAAAGCAGTACACCCTAATTATGAAGCAGTGGGTTTTAGAACAATAATTAATGCAGTTTTTTCCTAAAAAGGATAATAAAAAAGGTTGACAACATCTGTAATGATGTTATTATGTATATATAAGTTGTTAAAAAGGAGTGAGAACCAATGCAGACAACAACAGACGTAAAAATTGTTAGCGGAACATACCGTAACATAGAAATTAAGGACGCAGTGTTTCCTTTAGTAAAAGATTATAAAGAAGGCAAAAACGGTAACTTCATTACAGTTGATGGAAGTGCAGTTACCGGATTCCCTGATCGGTCCATTCGGATCAAAGTTGTTAGCAAGGATGACTTTGAAATGCTAAAAGATGGCGAGATTGTTGCTTCAGCTGAAACCGCCCAAGCTGAAACAGATGATGAAATCATCGAGCGATTGAGGGAGCGATTTGAGATCCTAGAAGACATGACTTATGCGGCATGTGATGGGGTCGTTCGCGGTATGGTAGTTACTGGACCTCCAGGTGTTGGTAAATCGTTTGGAGTTGAGAAGGTACTCAAAGAAGCTGGCATTATGAAGAAGTTGAGCCAGGACAGTTTGCGTAAATTCGGAGTTGAGAAAGGTGCGGCAACACCTATCGGACTTTACCAGTTGCTATATGATTACAGTGCTAATGGTAGTGTACTAGTGCTAGACGATTGTGATAGTGTACTGTATGACGAACTTAGTTTGAACTTGCTAAAAGCGGCATTAGATAGTAGCCCTAAGCGAACACTAAGCTGGCGTTCAGAGAGTAGAGCACTTGCTAATAATGGTGTTCCGGATCAGTTTGAATTTAAAGGTTCGATCATCTTTATTACTAACGTAAAGTTTGAACGTACTCGAGGCAAGTTGAAGGATCACTTGGATGCTATTATGTCACGTTGTCACTATTTAGATTTGACATTGGATACAATGCGAGACAAGTTCCTACGTTGTAAACAAATCGTTGCTGACGGTATGCTTAATGAATACAAATTTGGTGAAGATGAACAAAAGGATCTGATGGATTACATCTACACTAACAAGAATAAACTTAGGGAGATGAGTTTGAGAATGGTACTCAAAATTGCCGACCTTAAGAAAATGAATGCCTCAAAGTGGAAGAGTTATGCAGAGTCCACTTGTATGAAACGGGGCTAAAGAATTTAAATGTCCATTCTCACTTACAATAAAAGGACATTTAAACACTAACTGGTGTACTCCTCTGTCTGCGTCACTCTCACTCACACCAGTTAGGACTTGGGGGCTAGTAAGAACTCTTACTAGTCCCTTCTTTTTATAAGTAGTAATGAAAGTAGAGATATGCAATTAGGAGAAACTGTAGAATTATTTCCCACACCTGTTTATATTGGATATATGAGTGAAGAAACTCATAACAAAACTTTAGAAAAAATTAAAGATATGCAATGGGGAAAGGTTCCTTTATCCAATAAAGCTCATGACATGAATGTTAGTTTACGACATGGTGACCCAGACTTCCACGGTGATGTTATAAGCGAATATGAATTAACAGAATTCAACGAAGAACTTGGACACCATTGCGGTGCTTATTGTCAACACACTGGACAAGCATTTGGTAATTTTTTTAGACAGAGTTGGATAACCAGATACTATAAAGGTGACTATGCAGAACAGCATTCACACGGATCTAGTAGTATTAGCATTGCATACTATCTTTCAACCAATGGCGAAGATGGACATTTTTATGTAATGAGTCCTACACCAGCAAAGATTACAGCCACAACAGAATTTTTGGGCAGTAGATATAAAATACAGCCAGAGGAAAGAAAACTTTTGTTATTTCCAAGTTGGTTGGAACATGGTGTTGAGCAAAATACCACAGACAGTACTAGGATGTGCCTTAGTGCAAACTTGATTTATGATTATAGGGAAAGATAATTGGTTAAAGCAAATACAACATTTAAACTATCAATAAGAGATATAGAAATTATAGAAATAGCATTAAGAGCAAAAGCAGGACGCAGAGGGATTGCTATTGCACAAGGAGAAACTTCTCCTCAACTCAAGGCAGAAATGGATGAGATACAAGAACTACTTGGAAAAATTCATTCACAGAAAAACTTTTATGCCAAATTTAAAGATGGCAAACCTTATGTAAGCGGATAAAAATATGGAAGATGGTTATACAGAGTATGGGTACCGAGGACTAGCAGAACTAAAAATAAAAGACCAAGAAATTGAAAAGTTAAAAGAAGAGATTGGCGAACTACAGATGCGATTGCAACGAATGGAAAATCACGCCAACGATCTTCAAGCAAAAGCTAGTTTACCTCGCTATTGACAAACGCAAAAATTGAACGTATTATAATTACATGAAAACAAAACTGATTCTCAAAGACGAGGTCAACTGTAAGTTTGAAGGTTTGGCCTTGACTACTCGTCGTAAACTCGAAAAGAAGTTAAAGTTCTTTTTGCCCTACGCCTATCATGTTCCTGCATACAAGCTAGGAAGATGGGACGGATGTGTAGGATTTTTTACCATGGGTGGCACGACATTTGTAAATTGTTTGCCTCATATCCTCCCCGTACTCGAAGAAGAAGGATATCATATTGATATAGAGGACGAAAGAGAACCACATAGTTTTCAATTTGGTTTAGTAACTGAAGATTTGTTCCGAGACAGGGTCTGGCCCAAAAAACATCCAGCCGCTGGTGAACCTATAGTATTGCGTGACTATCAAGTTTCAGTTATAAATCAATTCTTGGAAACGCCACACTGTTTACAAGAAATAGCAACTGGTGCAGGTAAAACACTTATTACCGCGGCACTGAGTTACAAGTGTGAACCCTATGGTCGAACGATAGTCATAGTACCCAATAAAGACTTGGTAACGCAAACTGAGACTGATTATGTAAATTTGGGACTTGATGTAGGAGTCTATTTTGGTGATAGAAAAGAGTTGGGTAAAACTCATACCATATGTACTTGGCAGAGTTTAAATGTTCTAGAGAAAAGATTCAGAGACGGACTGAGCGACAGTGGGTTACACGATTTTGCGGAGGGTGTTGTATGTGTTATGGTTGATGAAGTACACCAAGCTAAAGCAGACGTATTAAAGAAACTGCTAACTGGTGCATTCAGCAATATTCCAATTCGTTGGGGGCTAACAGGTACAATACCCAAAGCAGATCACGAACGTTTAAGTTTAGAGATAAGTTTAGGTGAAGTTGTAAATGCACTATCAGCACATGAACTACAAGACATGGGTGTACTTGCAAACTGTGATGTAAACGTTATCCAGTTACAAGAAGATGTAGCATATAGAGATTATCAAAGCGAACTAACATATCTAACTACGAATAAAGAACGTTTAGATTATATGGCAACTATTATACAACGTTTCAGCGAAAGTGGTAATACACTTGTATTAGTGGACCGTATTAAGGCAGGCGAAGGACTTGTAGAACGTTTAGGTGAAGATACTGTGTTTGTAAGCGGTAGTATGAAAAGTAAAAATAGAAAAGAAGAGTATGACGAAATCAGCGATACAAACAATAAAATCATTGTGGCAACATACGGAGTTGCGGCTGTCGGTATTAACATTCCTCGCATATTTAATCTTGTGCTTCTTGAGCCTGGCAAAAGTTTTGTCAGAGTTATACAAAGTATAGGAAGAGGAATAAGAAAAGCACAGGATAAAGACCATGTACAAATATGGGATATAACCAGTAGTGCAAAATTTAGTAAGAGACATTTGACTGAGCGAAAGAAATTTTATCGAGAAGCCAAGTATCCCTTTCATATTGAGAAGGTAGATTATAAATGACGAAGATATTAACTGTAGAAAACCAATCATATGATTTGGATATGGTGCCCGAAGAAATAGAAGATATCAGATATTGTGTATTAGACTATAGCAATCCTAAGGAAGCGGATTATATTTTTGTACCTTTGGTCTTTTTAGAAAGTTTTAGTAGTCCTGCGGCTGTGTTGCAAGTAGGACGATATCAAGTTAAGGTTCCGTTAGATTGGAGTCTTATTGTTTGTGATCCTACAGTAGGTGACCCTGAAGTATTACCAGTAACAAGTTTAAATGACAGAGGATTTAAAGCCTTTGTTTTTAATCCACTTACTGGGTTTCTTCCATCGTTCACTGAGATAGAAATTATAAACATTTATCAAGAAGTAAAATGGTATTTTCCTAAACTTAAATTTGGACATATACTTACTGTTCCACTTACAGATAAACCCAACAGTGATTGTATATTCTTTGTTAAAGAAACAAACAAAATACCAGATGTATTAAACACGGAGGATTTATGGTAGATCATATAGAAACGGCTGTGAATGCACTAATACAGCTAACACCAGTTATTTGGATACTCAGCTTTTGGAGCGGATTTTTATTCGGATGAGTGGACAAAGACGTTGGTTAAAATTATGGAGTAGAACTGTTGGCATGCCTGTCGGACTAGACGATGACGACAAGCCAGAGTTTCTACCTATCACACAAGATGATGTACACAAGGCATTATGGTTCAGAACGTTCTGGATTGTCTTGCATATTTGTACATGTGGCTTTATAATAATAGGTAACGGAAGGGTACTTGGGTTTTGGTAGATAAACTGAGCATAAAAGAAGAGATGCGAGCAATAGACCAACGTGATAGAGGTTGGTGGGATAGCTTGACTGAAGAAGAACAAAAGAAAGTTGGCATCTTTATACTAATGCGTTACACCAGTGCAGTGCAAACTAAGAATCCTGATATAGAGTATCATTACTTGGCACTAACAAATGAATTGGTTAATAGACACTATAACATACTAAGACGTGACCCTCAACTGCAACATAAGTTGTTACAGTGTGTTGGGTTAGGTAGTACACAGTTCCATCCTTGGATACCACCTAGTAAACAGAAAAAAGGTAAGCAAGGTAAACTTATTAAATGGTTACAAGAACTGTATCCAATATACAATGACGATGAACTAGAACTAATGGTAAGTACAAATGATGTCCAAGTTTTTAAAGACCTAGCTGAAGAAATGGGTATGGATAAGAAACAAATCAAAGAGCTGTTTAAAAAATGACCACAGCAGAACAATTGGTAACACAACTAGGAAGCATACAAGTGACAAAAGGCAAATTTACTTGTGAATATTGTAAGAAGAGTTTTCAAAAAGAAAGCACTCTACTAGCCCACAGTTGTGAAAAGAAAAGACGCTGGCAAGCAAAAGATAATCAAGATGTCTTGGTTGGGTTTAGTAGCTATGATTTATTTTATAGAATTGAAATGCAAAGCAAGCCCAAAGAGTATAAAGACTTTGTGGACAGTCAATATTATACAGCTTTTGTAAAGTTTGGTGCATATTGTTTGAACACCAAAGTAATTGACCAAGAGCAGTTTACACGTTGGTTAATAAAAAACAAAGTCAAACTAAAAGATTGGCCCACTGATAAAATGTATTTGTTGTTTGTGCAGGATCATTGTAAACGTGAAAGTGTAGAACGTGCATTAGAAAGATTTGTAGAACATGCCGCACAAACAGAATACTTTGAAAATTTTTGGGAAACAGCTAGCGGGTATATAATCGCTGACTGGGTTGAAATGGGCAAGATAAGTCCATGGATCATTATAAGTAGTAGACGAGCTGAACGTGCTATTGAAAGCATGCCAGGCGAATGTGTTGCTAGAATTGCAAAGTGTCTTGATGCAGATTATTGGAGTAAGAAGCGTCAACTCAATCCACATGATGCTAATTTTGTACAGGAGATGATTGATGGGACTACCTGATATTGACATAGACTTTGCTGATAGAACACAAGTTTTAGGATTGTTCAAACATACGCCAGCCAAATTAAAACAACGCAAGCACAACACAGGTGTATATTTTCATAGAGTACCAAGTAATCCATTTACTGACATCTGTACGGTTGAACATACTGAAGCTGACGATCATGGATTCTTTAAACTGGATCTGTTGAACGTTAGCATATACAAAGATGTAAAGGATGACGATCATCTCAGAGAATTAATGGAAAGGGAACCAATATGGGAACTTCTGGAGCACAAAGACTTCGCAGACAAAGTGTTTCATCTAAGCGGGCACGACAAACTATTAAAACAATTGAAGCCTACCTCGGTAGAGCATTTAGCCGCGACACTGGCGATTATAAGACCAGCGAAACGCCATCTACAGGACAAAGGGTGGCCAACGATAATGAAAGAAGTGTGGACAAAACCACTAAACGATAACAAGGCTTATTACTTTAAGAAAGCCCACGCAATTAGTTACGCAATGGTTGTAGTTGTACACATGAATTTGTTATGTGAACAATTACATTCTGCGAACTAATTGTATATTACGTCTCTTAACTCTTTTCTGAATTATGTTATTTAAACTGATTGTAGGACCGTGAAGTACTTCAAAATCTTTGATACTAAATGTAAGCAGGCAACTTCTAAATTTTTCAAAATTTGTTTTGAAGATAATGTTAATAGGTATCATTCTATTGGTACCCCACCACCATTCTTCACCAATTTCTAAAAATTCACGTTTATCAGCTACATTCTTTATATTTTCAAAATTGTACATACTAGCTAGGTTATTATCCATATTCTGGATAATGCCCACATATTCATTTCCGCCATACTTAATAAGTGTTAGAAATGGAAATTCATCTAGCAGATCCTGATATTTCTTAGGAATGTTGTTCATCATATATACTTAGTCAAATAAATAGTAGTAAGGATTAGACACATGTATCAAGCAACTGTATATCAATATAACCAAAGAGCAGAAGTTCTTGTGCCTCAGAGACGAGGTACGACCTACTACGGTCCAGACAATCACAAGCCATTGGTTGTATATAGAGGATTGAATCACGACTTTGATTTATTTACAAAGGACACTGATCGCAAACCACAATCACTACATCATAAAACCTATACTGCTACCATTATTGATAGAACAAATAAAGCACAGGTTTTGATTAAAACTCTTATCCCCACTGATTACGATAAAGGTCATCTTGTACTCAAGTTAGACCACGAAGAAACAATTCTTCTTGATGAGAAAACTTATGATCTCGTAGTTACTTATACAGTCGATAGCACACCAGGATTTTACGGAGGTGCAAGTGATCAAAATCATAGAATTACTTTTGTATTAGAAGTAAGAGATGATGCTCTAGCACAGTTTAGAAAGAGCGAAGAAGTAACAGTATTCCAACCCAACGGAGATGATTTCATTGGCGGTAGGATGGATGGCCCTGTACTTAATAATAGCAAAAGTGGATTGCACACAATTTTTGTAGCATTCACAGACTACACTGGCGATTATAAGATGCAAGCTTCATTAAGTTTACAACCACAAAATGCTGATTGGTTTGATATCCAAGGACAAAGCTATACTGTTACAAGTAAAACAGGTAGTGCTTATCATACCTGGTATGGAATGTATACATATGTTAGATTGGTTCATACGCCTGATAGTGGAAACACTGGAACACTTGACAAAGTTACCTATAGAAGTTAATATATAAACATGATAGTTTTAGACTTTATTCGCCAGCAAATGCCTGCTGGCTGGAAACAAACTCCTAGCGGATGGATCAGTGGTAATTGTCCAATGTGCAGTAAGCGTGGACACAGCCCGGACAAGCGTGGCAGAGGCGGTATACGTTTTGAGGATGATCATTTCCAATACAACTGTTTTAACTGTGGATTTAAAACTGGGTGGAGTGATAGTAGACGTATTGGTGGTAAACTGCAAGAACTATTAACTACATTTGGCGCAGACCCCGCTGATATACAAAGAGTAAACTTAGAACTATTGCGTGAAGAAGAAGCAGGCGACATTGCTGGACAGTATATTGAAAAAGCAAAAGAACAAAAAGTACAAATTGATTGGCCCACTATAGAGCTTCCACCAAACAGTTATCGTATTGGTGAATATCCTATAGACGACTTGGATAAAAAAGAACTAGATAAACTTGCATTGGCTTGTACATATGTTATGAAAAGAGGTATGGACTTTCATGAACATTGGTACTGGTCACCTCATATGCATTTTGCAAATAGGATAATACTACCTTTTTATTACAAAGGTAACATAGTTGGATATACTGCAAGATGGTGTCCTGACAATAGACCAGATGCAATGCCCAAGTATTATAATAATATGCCCAAGAACTTTGTATACAACTTAGATGCACAAAAAACACATGATACTATAATTGTAACTGAAGGACAGTTTGATGCACTACAAATGGGAGGTGTGGCACTAGCAGGTAATACACCAAACAATATACAATGTAAAATAATAGAAGAGTTAGATAAACAAATAGTGCTTCTTCCAGACTTTGATAAAAGTGGTATGGATACTGTGAACGTAGCGATAAAACGTGGCTGGGCAGTAAGTTTTCCTGAATGGGAAGATGATATAAAAGATGCCAGTGATGCAGTCGTGCGTTATGGTAGATTGTTTACTGTAAAGAGTGTGTTAGAAAGTATAGAAACAAATGCAACAAAAATTAAAATACTTGCAAAAGCAAGATGTAGATAGTATAATAAAGGAACGTAATGATAAATTTTACACATAAGACAGCAGGACTTGTATTCGCCGGCTTGGGCGTATACTTTTTACAATTGGATTTGCACAATGATATGCATCACGGAAACATGTTGTTAGGATTAAGTGAGATGACATGGATGTGGCTTGCAATGGCGGCAGTGCATTGGCTGTTACCAGAATGTAGATGTAAAGGAAAAACATGAGCGAAGATTATAGCACAGAACTACAGAAGCTGTACATTGATTTCTTGTTAGCAGACAAGGATCTTTTTGTGCGGTGTAATGCTATACTAGAAAGCAGTTACTTTGATAGGCAATTCAGAGATACTGTTGACTTTATAAAGAAACATGTTGAAGAATATAGTGATGTCCCCATGCTAGAACAAGTAAATGCAGTGGGCAATATTGGCGCAAGTGATGTTCGAGCAACAATGACAGACGAACACAAAAACTGGTTTATGGATAACTTTGAACAGTTTTGCAGACACAAAGCACTAGAAGCGGCAATACTACAAAGTGCTGATAAACTTGAAAACAAAGAGTATGGCACAGTAGAAGGTATTATCAAAGCCGCAACAGAAATTGGATTAGCTAAAGACTTTGGTACAAACTATTGGGAAGATCCAGCAGGACGTATACAAACAATCAAAGACAGTAGAGGTCAAAACAGTACAGGCTGGATGACATTTGATAAGTTTTTGTATGGTGGATTTAATACAGGTGAGCTTAATATCTTTGCAGGAGGTAGTGGTAGTGGTAAGAGTTTGTTTATGCAAAACTTGGCACTGAACTGGGCATTGCAAGGAAAGAACGTTGTATACATTAGTTTAGAACTTAGTGAAGAACTGTGTAGTATGAGACTGGATGCTATGCTTACTGGTATGGGTACCAAAGACGTAATGAAAAATGCAAGTGATGTAGAGTTGCGTGTTAAAATGGCAAGTAAAAAGGCAGGCGGTTTACAGATTGTACAAATGAAAAATGGTTGTACAGTAAATGATATTAGAGCATATCTCAAAGAGTTCCAAATACAAAACAACATTAAGGTAGATGCACTATTAGTTGACTACTTGGATCTTATGATGCCAATTACAGTAAAAGTAAATCCAAATGACCAATTTATTAAAGACAAATTTGTTAGTGAAGAATTGCGTAATCTAGCAATTGAATTGGGCATATTGTTTGTTACTGCTTCGCAGTTGAATCGTAGTGCAGTTGATGAGATTGAATTTGATCATAGCCACATTGCAGGTGGTATAAGTAAGATTAATACAGCAGACAATTTGATTGGTATTTTTAGCAGTAGGGCAATGCGTGAGCGTGGTCGAGTGCAGATACAGTTTATGAAAACCAGAAGTAGTAGTGGTGTTGGGCAAAAGCTGGATCTTAAATTTAACATAGATAGTTTGCGTATTGAAGACTTAGACGAGGACGAACAAGAAGATACAAGTACAACTAGCATTTATCAAAAATTAAAAACAAAAAGCAGTGTAGCACCGGCAGGCGTAAGTGTTACAGAAAATAATATGGATGCAAGTCTACAAGTAGATGCAACAGATAGACTAAAGAGCTTATTGAGGAAAGCAGATTAATGAAGATCAGAATAGCAACTAGAAAAGAACTTAAAAAACATTTGCGAAATGATCCAGTTAGACCACACATCAAAGCCGACTGGCGTACTTCTTACGGTAGAGAAGTATTTGTGTTGGATAACAACGGAGATATTGATGCAGTGCTTTGTGTAGCATACACAGACGAAGTACCAAAATGTGAAAAAGACATGAGTACTCCGGGTTTAGACGTAGCAGTATTTTATACTGTATGGAGTTACAATAAAGGTGCTGGTAGAGAAATTATTATGCAGGCTCTGGATTTAGTAAAGTCTCAAAAACCTATGGTAGAACGATATGTTACACTAAGTCCACTTACTCAAACAGCAACTAGATTCCATCAACGCAATGGTGCTATTAACATTGGTATACATAAGGATTGTCAGAACTTTGAATATTTTTAAAAAGAAAATTGCTGAAGCAAAGGTGCTGTGTACCTTATCCTTTATTATTTGTTATGTTGAACTACAAACACGGTGTATAAAAAGTGAGTCATTAGTATGAGCCTGTGTTTTGCCTGTAATTTGTGTTTGCATGCCATTGATGATTTTGCTCTTATTGTTAATGGGTCCTATGTTCATTATAATCTCCCTGCAACTGCCATAAGTGCTAGTCACCAATGCTCCAGCAATGATATTTACTAAATACTACTAAGATGAAGCGTAAAACAAGATCAATTTTGGAAGAAATAAATGCAATGGCACCTAAGCGTGACACTAAGCATGTTGTTGAGTCCAATGGACAGCAAGTTATTCAAACTGCTATAAATTTGATAAATTTAATAAACGAAAGCTTCGATGTTGAAACAGCATCGGATTTGAACAAACGATTAATAAATGCAATCAGAACAAAGGATCCTAAAAAGTTCGCTCGTGGTATTGGAAAAGTAAATGAAGATCAAAGAAATACTAAGCGGTACTAAAAAACGTTTAAAGCGTGGTAGTCGCAAAAATCGCCGCAAAGGCAAGAGTTTACTAGCAAAACTCAAAGAAGGCGGCAATATCTTTCCGGATAGTGTGAGCTTTGACCACGCTAAGATTCCAGCACTAATGAAACAAATCAACAGTGTGCTTGCTAAGACAGGAAGCAAGGCTATTCCAATTGGCAGTGGTGCAACACCTACCAAAGGAAAAATAAGCGGTGACTTAGATATGATAGTTGATATGGATCAACTAAAGCAACACTTTAATATGGAAGATCAAAAAGATCCAGTTATTAGAAAAAAGCTAAGACAAGTATTTGACCTAGCAGGATTTAATACAGGGCAAAGTGGTACCAGTGTACATGTTGAAGTACCCGATGGTGGGCAAACACACCAAATAGATATTATGGTTGTACCTAATGCAGAGAATGCGGCAAAGTTTCATACTCACAGTATTCCACAAGGTAGCAAATTCAAAGGTGTAAACAAAATGATTACACTTGCTAAATTAGCAAAGGACCAAAACATGTTATGGTCACCTTACCAAGGATTGTTTAGCAGAGATGCAAATGGTAAGAAAGCTGATTTAATATCTAGTAATATCGATGAGATAGCAAGAACATTATTAGGCCCTAATGCCTCAGGAAAAGATATAGGCAGTGTCGAAGCTATTGTGGCGGCATTGGGTAAAGAAAAAGGTGATGCATTGCTAGCAGATTTGCGTAGTGATCCAAATTGGAAAGAGCTTGAGTAATGAGAGCAAATCAATTTCTAACTGAAGCTACCACTAAAGGTAGAGAGTACAATCATTTAGAAGACCTAGTTACATTTGAAGGTAGCAAAGGCGCACTCAAAGCCGCAGAGATACTAACACGACTAGGACAAGATTCCAAAGATGTTAGCATCAAGTGGGACGGCAATCCAACTATATTTTGGGGAAGAGAACCAGACGGTCAATTTGTAATGACTGGTAAAAATGGTTGGGGCAAAAACAAAACAACCAGTAGTGGACAACTACAAGACTTTATTATGAATACAGGCAAAGGCGAAGATTGGCGTAAAGACTTTGCTGGAGAAATGGCAGGAGTGTTTGAGATACTAGAAGCAAACACACCAGCTGACATGAAGGGATATGTATACGGTGACTTACTGTATACTCCACGCAAGCCCGTAACAAGTTCACAAGAGGGCTTACAGTTTACACCTAACAAAGTTACATACACTGTTGACCCTGCAAGTGCTTTAGGCAAGCGTATAGCGGGCAGTACATTGGGTGTAGTGGTACACACATACCATGATGCATTTGGAGATAAGACAGGTACTCCAATCAAAGACACAAAGAGTATCAATAGTAATGCGGTAGTTGTACTAGGGCAAACATATGTAACACATCAACCCAAAGTTGATACAAGTGCAGTTCAGGATATAGTTAGTACGGCAAATGCGAACGCACAAATAATAGACAATTGGTTAAAGCCGGAACAGGGACTGAGTAGAAAAGATGCAATACTCTATAACTATGTTAACCAAATGACCAAAGCAGGTAAGTTAGACCAACTCAGGACAGGATTTTATGATTGGCTAAAAACCAGCAAGGTCAGCCAAGGACAGCAAGCAAAACTTATGGCAGGAGATGATAAAGGTCTTAATGCTATATTGGATCTTGTTGTTAAAATACAAAATATGAAAAATGATCTTATTGATCAATTAGATAACTCAGGTGCTGATGTTACTGCTACAACAGGCGGTGAACGTGGCGGTGAAGGCTATGTCGCAACTAGGGATAAAATTAAATTGGTTCCTAGACATAGATGGACGCCCAATTAAACTTATACGAAAAACACATAAAGAAGAAGTTTATGAAGATGGCAACTATATAGTCAAAAAAACTTTGCCCAATGAGTTTAGATCTCGCAATGCGTTTGACTTTGAAACTTACAAGCGTTTTCAACTAGAATATCCTTGGTGTGTAAAAGTATACAGTTATGAAGACGATGTTATTGTAATGGATAAAATTGAAGGACATACATGGGACGAATTTCATCAATACGCTACCAAAGATCAATTATGGAATGTGTGTGTTAAGTTTAGAAATGAAACAGTAAAAAACTTTCTTGACTTTGCAGGGTCTGATTATATAGATCCAAATCAACATATATTCTTTAACGGTGATGCAAAGCATGCCAATTTAATCATGCAAGGAGATAAACCTATGTTTATAGATCCAGACAGTTTTAGATTTGAGACATGGGATCGATTTATCTTAAAGATAAATGAACATAATACCGAGTGGTTTAATCACTACTTGCTCAGAGCTCATAGGAACTAGACAAATTAAATTAATACACAAAAAAGATAATAGAGAAGTCTATGAAGATGGTAACTACATCATTAAAAAGACTGCACCAGATGCTTTTAATTTTGAACGCTATGAAAGGTTTCAAAAGGACAATCCGTGTTTTGTAAAAGTACACAGTTTTGATGATGGTGTAATTGTTATGGACAAAGTTGAAGGTATGATGTTTAACGACTATGCTAAAACTCCAACAACAACCGTTGATAATTTATGGTATATTTGTTTTACACATAGAACAGCATTATACAAAAGATACTTTGATTTTCATGGCAAAAGAGATATACATTGCTGTGAACCGATATTTTTTCATGCTGATGGTGTACCAGGTAATGTAATTATAGACAATAATAATAAGCCAACATATATAGATCCTGATGGGACAATTCAGATACGATGGGAAATGTTTTTACAAAAAATTACCGAACATCATTTCGTATGGCAAAATGACTACACATATTATGCTCATAGATTTCCTGCAACTGAAATGGAAAAATGGGGCAAGTCACTAAGTGAGTTAGGATATAAATAGTATTATGGAACAAAAGTACACAGCAAAACAATGGTCAGAGATCGAAGGAGGACATACAATGTCTGAAGAATCAAAGTCACAGTATGGTTTTATTGGTGATATAATGGAAAGTAGAATGTTCAGAAGCAAGAGTCGTGTAGAAGGTAGTAATGCTAGAGATATGGCTGACTTTGCAATGATGAATATGCTCGCACTATACATACTCAGTAATGAATACGACTTTGCTCCTGTAGCACAAGACTATGCAAAACGTACAATGGCATATGGAAACTTTAACACATATAGAGCTAGTGGTACTGATCTCAATGTTGCACTCACAGCCGTAAAAAACGGTATGGCAGATGCAGGTGACAAAAACCAATTACAAAACTCAAGACTAGATTTTAATGAAACAAAAATTAAAGCATTCTTAAACACAATCAAAGCTGGCAGAAAACCGATGAGTGTGCCTAGTTTCTTTATGAAACTAGAACGTGACTTGGATATACAAAACAGTAACTATAGAAGCATTAGGAGATTGGCACAAGATTGGCCAAGACTAAACGTAATGCAAAAACAATTGGTAATTACAAGAATGTTACAGTTCTTTAGAATGAAAGCATTGCGTAGTGAGCTGTACAGTTACATCAGAGATATGAGTAGAAGTCAAGGACTTGAAGCTAAGAATGCACACAACGCAGAAGGTGCGCCTAAAATGCGTGGTGCTGATACACTTGCAAAGATGGCAACAATTGGTGCCGCCGCTGTTGGTGGTTATGCACTTGGTAAGTCAATTGGCAAAATGGGCTTATCAGGTTTTGATAATAAACGACAAAGGTTTACTAAGAGCGATCCAACGAGCGGTAAATGACCAACTATGTTGCATATACGTTAGTCGACATTTCTAATACTAATGAAACTAAGATACAAAGAAACAAATTACATTTCTTTCAACAACAGAACTTAAACACACTAATACAAACAATAGGCTTGCGTAGTCAGCCATTGGACATTGAAGTTTTGCCGTTAATGGCACAAGATGTAGTAAAATTTGGCTTCGGAAAACAGTATCAAGGACTACATACAGTATGGAAATTACAGTTTAGTATCGAACATGGGGGTGCAATAGAGAATATGAACAACTTATTAGCTGATTGCAACGGAATACCCATATACACTGGTTTAGAAGAGACTGCCGAAATTAGTAGCAAGTGCTTTGAAACAGTTGGTCCAGTTAACGTGTGCTTTAAAAAGCACACCGATGTACGCTAAATATCTCTAGTAAAGGCACACACATTGGCACACACAGGCTCCGTCAAAATTCCAACACTTTCGACCCGTCAAATTTACTTAACTGTCAAATTTTTGACCATACTGAAAACCAGATAAGTAGTAGTGTAAGAAAGACAAAGGCAAAAACAACACTGGCAAACATAAACTAGACGCTAATATAAATTGCAGTAGCAATAGGAAAAGCAGAACTATGTCAACCACAGAACTTGAACGAACCAATTTAGAAGCCCACGTTGATCTTTGTGCAGAAAGGTACAAGGGATTGGAAACACGTTTGGAAAATGTAGAAAAAGCAGTAAAAGACCTTCACTCAGAAATGAGAAGGATGCATGACGAAAATGTCAAAAACCATCAATCAACAAATAAAATAATGTTAGGTGCCGCGGCTACGGTTGTAGCAGGTATACTATCAACTATTATCGTCTTGATAATGAGTTAAACTTCCGTATAAATACTATTATGAACTTAAACGAGCTTGATAACACAGATGTGGTTGAAGCACAACTAATATGGGCAAGAAAAGGTAGAAGCCTTGTCCGTAAATTTCGTTGTACCGTAGGGCAACGTTCAGGTAGAATTGTCAGCAAAGCAAGTCAATGTAGTGCTCCAATTAATATGAAAGCTCGTATGACATTAAGAAAAACTAAAGCTCGTATGGGTAAGAAGATGGCTCGAAAAGCACAGAGAACTAAAAAGTTTAATCCAGCTAGTAAGGCACTAAAACGTTTGAACAAGAGAAGGTGATCACATGAAAATAATGGATATTATTGACGACAAGTACACAAAGAAAGACACATGGATTAAAGACGGTGTTCTTATGTGTAGTAAAAAATGTTGTGGAACACCTGTAAGCGAATGCTCTTGTGGTCCTGACTGTAAACATTGTGATTGTCATAAACTAAAAGAATCAGGTTATGGAATGCAACGTGGTGTAGCACAAAGCAGAGATGCACAAGATGATGCAATGAACATGAATAAACGAGCAGGTAACCGAGCTATGGATCAAGGAAGAGAACAAAATATAAAAATGGGATCAGCACAAAGACTTGCCAATAAACGAGCAAGAAAGATCCCAACAGGATTACCTAGTAGATTATTAAATCCTCAACAACCACAAGCACCGACGGGACAAGGCTAATGAGAGCAATGGTAACCAAAGGTGGATTGTACACTTGGATCAATGTTAGAGAGAACAAGTTCATTGAAGAAAAGTTCAATGACAATGAATTACTAGAGAAAAAAGATTTAAATGAGAGAGAACAATATATTGCACAAACATTAGTAGGCAGAGGCGTCTTGGATAGAACTGTAGACGGAAAAAATGTAGCATATAAACTTAACATTAATAATTTTACGAGGTAATTATGAATCTAGAAACAAAAGCAATGCAGGACATCTTGTCAAAGCTAAACAGCTTAGACAAAGCTACCAAATTAGTAGCCGAACGTGCTGAAAACGATATTGATCTCAACGTAGCAATAAATCAAACAGTATCAGAAAACAGTGTGAGCGTACAAAATTATAGAATCGATATTACACTACAAAACTTTGGTGGTCAACAAAAAAGATTTTATAATATTTGTGAGGATAATAATATTATTCACAAAGATATTGCACTATTCGAAACAGCAATGGGCATTGTAAAAAACTTAATGCTTAATAAACATGCAAAAGTTGAAGACTTATTAAAAGCAGACCTTGATTACAACAATGCTTTATATGAAGTTTATATGTATAAGACCAAGGCAAGACGTGCAATTAACGAAGATGTTATGTTGGCTAAGATGAGTCAAGCACAAAACAGACTACAAAATGCGAAACAACAAATATTGAAAAAACTATAAATACAATATAAGGAACGGGAATAGAAACATGTATCTAAACGATTTAAATTCAAGTCAACATAATGTAGCAAAGTTGAATAAGATACTATCACAGGCATTTGAACACGATGTAAATTTATCTGCGATGAGTACAGATTCACTTAACAGAATGTTGAATACAACAAATGCTAAAATGACAGCAATCAAAGAGAGCGATCTCAAGTACTGGGAAAATCCACAGTACAACAAACTAGGTTTAATCTCACATCAGATTAATGAATACTTAAATGAAATTGCACCAGTTAGAAGTGATAAGAAGGTAATGAAAAAAGAAAGCACAATGATGGAAGCTGACTTGGATCAAGCTGAGGTATTACTAGCCGCACAGGAACTAGTTGACGAAATGCAAGGTATGGTAGAAGACGTAGCAGAAATGCAAGTCCAGAAACTGATGCCAATTGTAGACGCAATGAAAGAGCAAGTAGGATTTGAGATTGCCGAACAATATAACAATGCCGCAGACTCCGCACTTGGTACACTGCTAGATGCAATGAAAACTGCTAAAAATGCAGTTGAAGATGCAACACTAGCCGCAAGAGGAGAAAAAGTTGCCGCACCAGCCCCAACAGATATGGGCATGGATGATGTAGGTGACGATGCTGGCGAAGAAGCAATGGACATGGACGACTTTGGTGGAGACGCAAGTGAATCAGGTGAAGACAATCCAGTAGGCAGAGAACTTAAAGGTGAAAGTGCTCTAGCAAACATGGAGAACGATGCCCTTGCTGAAAGAGAATTCTTAGAGAAAAAAGACAAGCTCTTTAAAATGGTTGAAAGTGGCAAAATGTCGCAAGAGCATTTTATCAATATCATTAGCGAACTATCCAGTCCAAAGCCTATAAAAACTGAAGGTTCATACGGTAAGAAGAAGAAGAAAAAGATGGCTGAAGCAAATCCATACAAAGCCGCAATGCGTAAGCAAATGGGATTGGCGAAGTAATGTTAATCAACGAAGTTTTGTTTGAAGATCAAGCCGATGTACTTAATGACCTAGAAGAATTACTCACTAGGGCAAAGGCTAATATGAAAACAAAGATACCAACTAATATGGTATTAGCAAAACTTCGTGCAATGGGTTATAGCATAGATATTACTAGTTTAATAGATTTGCTAGCAACTATTACAATAGTTGGCTCCGCTAACAAAAAAGATATCACACTGGATACAGCATTACCCCGTTCCGATGCTGATCCAGAAGATCAGACAGTTAGCAAGATGGCACAAAAACAGATAGATAAGGACATATAAAATGAGTTATAGTATAAATGCAACAAACGCAAGATTATTAGCGAGGGCAGACCTTACTATATTCAATGAAACACAAGCCCTTATGAAACAAGTAATAACAGATGCTGGCAACGGCTTATATCAGACAATTATCAGTGACGGCACTGAAATGACAGAGAGTACACCAACTATTGTAGTAACAGGTAGTGTTGCTAATCCAACCATTACTGCAACACCAACTGTAATACTTGGTGGACAAACAGTTACACTAGGAACAACAGGTACAAGTTTAAATGCAGTTATAGCTGACATCAATGATGCGGCTGTACCAGGTGTTGTAGCAAGCAAAAATGCAACTAACAATCTTGTGATTACATTTACATGCAGTCAGACACTTACATGGACATTTATAGTAGGAGCAGGAACTGCAAACACAGACCTAGGACTTACAGCCGCTACAAATACAGCAACCAATCCTGGTAGTGTAGACTACTATAACTGCTGGCAAGGAAATGCTACTAGCAGACCAAAGACTGATCAGATGAATCAAGTTTTACTATACTTTCAAAACTTAGGTTACACTATTGATCGTCTAAAGAATACCTCAACAGGTAAAACCCTTAAATGGGTAATAAGCTATTAAATTATTAGTTGCAATAGAGAAAACTAGCACAGAGACAAAGTCTTTGTTGATTTGTATTGCACTATCAATTTTACTTGCATATTTTGATCCAAGATGGCAAAGTTTCTCATTGACATCACTATAATTTTCTGCTACATTTAACTATGTTGAAAATTACGTCACCCTATCCTTATAAAGAATTTAAACGCAAAAGTGTAGGCGGTAAACGCCTGTATGAAAATCCTTATGGCGAGCCTGTGCCTAGTGTAACAACTATACTCAGCAAGACCAAAGACATGACACATCTTAATGCTTGGAAAAAGCGAGTAGGTGAAAAGAAAGCACAAGAGATTGTGACCGAAGCCGCAAACGTTGGTACAGTTATGCACGAAATGTTGGAAGCATGGAGTCTTAACGAACAGTACACAGGCAAGAACTTGTTACAAGCTAAAATGATGGCTGAAACTGTTATTAAGAATGTAGAACCAGATATTGGAGAAGTATGGGGTAGTGAGGTAAACTTGTGTTACCCAGGACTATATGCAGGTACCACAGACCTAGTGGGCATATACAAAGGTAATCCTTGTATTATGGATTTTAAACAAACTAACAAACCTAAAAAGCGTGAATGGATTGACGATTATTTTATGCAAGCCGCGGCTTATGCTATGGCACATAACGAAGTGTTTGAAACTAAAATTGAACATGCGGCAATTTTTATGTGTAGTAGAGATTGTGACTGGCAACTGTGGGAAGTAGGTCCAGAAGAATTTAAACAATGGGAAGAAAAATGGGCAAGGAGAGTAGAAGAGTTCTACAACTTGTCATAAATACTGTATCAGGAGTAGAAGATGGCAACAACAAGAATCAGTAAAATTAGACATAGACAGGGCAACTTTACTGACTTGCCGGTATTAGATCCAGGCGAGTTAGGATATGCAAAAGACGTTAGACGTTTGTTCATTGGTAACGACACAGTAAATGTTGGTACTGGAAATGGTGTACTTACACAGTTTACAATTCCTTTAGCATTAAGTAAACCTAATATTACAACTGTCAGTGTTGCAGGCAGTGCAGTTAATGCCAGTACCTATACAATTAGTGGAACAACATTAACGTTTGCCAGTGCTCCAACTGGTGCCATTACTGTTGGCTTTAATAGTGAAATTGATATTATAAATGATGTAACACATCCTAGTATTATTAGTTTATCAGCCAATGGTAGCACAGCAGACACAGGATTTCAAATTGACACAACATTATACAATGTTGTAGTTATGGACTACACACTCGAAAACAACAATGGTGTGAGAATAGGTCAACTTAGATTTGGAACAGACACAAGTGCAAGCACTAGTACAATCGGTGATAACTACACAGAAACAGCCGCAGTTGGAATAACTTTTAATGTTGATATCGGAACAGCCAATACAATGAAGTTACAGTACACTGATGCAGATAATCTTATAGCGAAATTTAAATACACATATCAATTGTGGAACAGCAATTAATACAGCAGGCTTGGTATGAATCGCCAAGCACCCGACTCAATCGTTGGCGGGCATTTCGTAAAGGTTTAAACACAGACTCCACCAAGGATGTCTGTGAACTAGTAATTGACTGGTGGAAGATGGCTCCAATTAGTAGTTGGACTATTGACCCAGTAGACAGTAGCACATGGCCCACGCCATGGGAGATGTTACACAGTGGAAATTTTTGTGAGAACAGTATGGCATTGGGAATGAGTTATACAATACATTATGCAAATGATAAAATTCCTAACAGACTAATGTATATCACAGACAGGGAGAAAAGTATACAAAAATTATGTGCATTGATTGACAATAAGTATCTGCTTAATTACAGCTACGGAGTCATAAGTACACTACCGACCGGAAACGTAAATGTAAGTTTTGATCAGCCTATTGGTGATGTCATAAAAAACTGATACATAACTGGACTTGTATACAAAATAAGTATAAGAATATAACAGACAAGGAAAACAATAATGAGTGAAATTCAAGTAATCAAGCGAAACGGAAATAAAGATACACTAGATTTAGAAAAGTTACATAAGGTAGTATTTTATGCATGTGATGGCATTAATGGTGTTAGTGCTAGTGAAGTAGAAATTAAAAGTAGTTTACAATTTTATAGTGGTATCGGTAGTAGCGAGATTCAAGAAACACTTATTAAAAGTGCCGCAGATTTAATTAGTGAAGACCAACCAAACTACCAATGGGTAGCAGGAAGGTTGATTTGTTATCATTTGCGTAAAATGGTATATGGACAATATGATCCTTGGCATATAATTGACCTTATTAAAACAAATGTAGATGAAGGATTTTATGATTCGAGTCTACTAGAAAAATATACAGAACAAGAATGGGATGAATTAAATTCGCATCTTAAACACGACAGAGATGAAAACATGACTTATGCCGCCATGGAACAATGGCGTGGCAAGTATCTTGTACAGAATCGTGTTACAAACGAAATCAAAGAAACTCCACAAATAGCGTACATGCTAATCTCAGCAACATTGTTTGCTGAATACCCAAGAGAAACAAGATTGCAATGGGTAAAGGATTATTATGACGCAGTTTCATTATTTTATATTAGCTTACCTACTCCTGTCATGGCTGGCGTTAGAACTCCACAACGCCAATTTTCGTCATGCGTCCTTATTGAGACTGATGATAGTCTTGATAGCATCAATGCTACTACTAGTAGCATCGTTAAGTATGTTTCAGCAAAAGCAGGAATTGGAATCGGAGCAGGTAGTATTAGGGCTCTCGGAAGTCCCATTCGTAGGGGTGACGCCTATCACACAGGAGTCGTACCGTTCTACAAAATGTTCCAATCAGCCACACGAAGCTGTAGCCAAGGTGGTGTGCGAAACGGAGCGGCAACACTATACTATCCCATATGGCACTATGAAGTAGAAGACCTACTTGTACTCAAGAATAACAAAGGTACAGATGATAACCGTGTGCGTCATATGGATTATGGTGTACAGTTTAATAAACTATTTTATGAAAGACTTATCAGCAACGGAGAGATAACATTGTTCTCACCTAGCGATGTTCCTGGTTTGTACGAAGCATTTTTTGCAGACCAAGACAAGTTTAAAGAACTATACGAACGTGCAGAACGCAACACAAGACTACGCAAGAAAACAATCAGTGCAACTGAACTATTCAGTCAGTTTATGGAAGAGCGTAAAAACACAGGACGCATTTATCTACAAAATGTAGACAATGCTAACAGTCACAGTAGTTTTATTGAGAGTGTAGCACCAATTAGACAAAGCAACTTGTGTGCAGAGATTGATTTGCCAACTAAACCACTCAATGACTTTAATGATGAAGATGGTGAAATTGCATTGTGTACATTGAGTGCAATCAATTGGGGTAAAATTAAAACACCTGAAGATTTTGCAAAGCCATGTGAACTAGCAGTTAGAGGACTTGATGCACTACTGACATATCAGGACTATCCAGTAAAAGCGGCTGAAAATGCAACTGCTGGTAGAAGACCATTGGGTGTTGGTATTATTAACTTGGCATTTTGGATGGCAAAAAATGGTATGACATATACACAACCAGACTTAGAAATGATTGACGAGTTTGCTGAAGCATGGAGTTACTATTTGATCAAAGCAAGTGCAGACCTAGCTGAAGAGCAAGGTGCATGTTTGTGGAGCGATCAAACCAAATATCATAACGGACTTACACCTAACCAAACATACAAACAAGATGTAGACGAACTAGTTGCACACAAAGAACGTATGCCTTGGAGAGAACTAAGAGATCAACTAAAACGTACTGGTATTAGAAACAGTACATTGATGGCACTAATGCCAGCTGAAACATCAGCACAAATTTCAAATGCTACAAACGGCATTGAACCACCTCGCAGTCTTGTGAGTGTCAAGCAAAGTAAACATGGTGTACTAAAACAAGTGGTACCAAGTATACACAAGCTAAAGAACAAGTATGAATTACTTTGGGATCAAAGATCACCTGAAGGATATCTAAAGATTATGGCAGTATTACAAAAGTATATTGACCAAGGCATCAGCGTAAACACAAGTTACAATCCAACATTTTACGAAGATGAAAAAATTAGCATGAGTGAAATGCTAAGACATTTGATGATCTTCTACAAGTACGGAGGTAAACAGTTATATTATTTCAACACCTATGATGGACAAGGTGAATTAGACATTGACAAATTAGCAGAATCAACTAATATAACTGTACCTGAAGAACAATTTGAAGAAGAAGACTGCGAAAGCTGTGTAATATAAGAAAGAGAAAAGATGAGTGTATTGAATGAGAAGGCACGGAACAAGCACCTCGAAAGTTTAATGTTCCTAGATCCAAATGGAGGCGTTGACATCCAACGTTATGATACGTTAAAGTATCGTCAGTTTGACAAACTAACCGACAAACAGTTGGGTTTCTTTTGGAGACCTGAAGAAGTAGATGTGTTGCGTGATGCAAAAGACTTTAAAGAGTTGACAGAGCATGAACAACATATTTTTACCAGTAACTTGAAAAGACAGATACTACTGGATAGTGTGCAAGGTAGAGCCCCAGCCGACAGTTTTAATCCACTTGTAAGTTTACCTGAGCTAGAGAATTGGGTAACAACATGGACGTTTAACGAAACTATCCACAGTCGCAGTTACACACATATTATTAGAAATGTGTATTCAAACCCAAGTATTGTATTTGACGAGATGATGGAGATTGCACCTATTATGGATTGTGCAAGTGATATCAGCAAGCACTATGATGACTTAATTGAAATGGGTCAATGGTACAATTTACTAGGTGAAGGTACACACACTGTCAACGGTAAGAAGATTGTAGTTGACAAATACGAATTGAAAAAGTTAATATGGAAAGCTATGATGAGTGTAAACATTCTTGAAGGTGTTCGCTTTTATGTATCGTTTGCATGTAGCTGGGCATTTGCTGAACTTAAGAAGATGGAAGGCAATGCTAAGATTATTAAACTTATTTGTAGAGATGAGAATGTACATTTGGGTAGTACCCAAACATTACTAAAACTGATGCCCAAAGATGATCCCGACTTTGCTCGTATCCAAGAAGAAACTCGGGACGAAATGGTTCAACTATTTGTTGATGCAGTAGACCAAGAGAAAGCCTGGGCAGACTATTTGTTCAAAGACGGATCAATGATTGGACTAAATGCACAACTATTAGGTGAATATGTTGAGTGGACTGCCAATAAACGTATGACGGCAGTAGGACTTGACAGCCCATACAAAGGTGTAAGTAATCCTTTACCGTGGACACAAAAGTGGATTGCTGGTGCTGAAGTACAAGTGGCACCACAAGAAACTGAGATTAGTAGTTACGTTATTGGTGGTACTAAACAAGATGTTAACGGTAGCACTTTCGCAGGAATGAAATTGTGATTACGGTATACAGCAAGCCATTGTGTCATTTTTGCACAATGGCTAAACAATACTTAGATACAAATGGATTCGAATACGAAGAAATACGAGTGGATACCAATCCTGAAGCTAGAGAGTTTTTGATAAGTGAAGGGCATAGAACTATGCCTCAAATTTATAATAATGGAAAACTACTAGTAGCAGGAGGTGGGCAAGCACTTGTTCGTATGGATCCAAAAATGGTAAGAGAACTCATAGGAGAAATCGATGTTGGTGACATCCAATTATAAAAAGAATGACATTATAGGCATTAAACTTAGTACAGGCGAAGAAGTTGTAGCTAGATTTGATAAGTTTGATTCGGCAACTAATCAAAAAACACTGTACATTGTAAAACCAACTGTACTAACACTAAACCCACAAAACGGACAAGCAATGCTTATTCCGTGGCTAATGAGTATGGATGTACACAGTAGTGACCCAGTTACAGTTAGTCAGGATCAAATTGTTGCTATGTACAAGCCATCTAAAGGCATTGGTGATGTTTACATGCAAGGTTCTAGTGGTATTACAATGCCAAGTGCCCAAGATACAGAAAAGCTCACAGGACTTTTATAAATACTTGCATGGCAAGGTTTATTCATAGAAATGGTGACAGTAGGACATGTGGTGCAACAACTATAGCACAACAGACAAATGTCAGAGCAAACAGTCGACCTATTTCAATACAAGGCGATCCTAACACACACGGTGGCGGAGCTCTTAGAGCAACTGAAACTGTAGGTAAAGTCCGCATTGGCGGAATACCAGTTATTTTACAGCAAGATCCTGCTAGTCCGGATTCATTGTGTCCTCCTTTGGGCGGTAATCATTGCGGTCCAAATGCTAGTAGTGCTAGTCCTAATGTTAGAGCCGGCGGAGGTCAAACAGTACAATGAGTTTTAAAGATTTTAAAGGTGGTCTGCAAAGTGCAAATGACTACTTGGATACGAAACATCATCTCAGTGGTACACAAGCCGCTGGTACTGATGCATTACGTGGTGTAGTAAGTGCAGAATACAGTTTTACTCTCAGAGAACTACTATGTGGACTGTTAGCAGGTAATGGATTAAAATTACCTAATGTACAGCTATGCTTGCACAGTAACATTGGTGCTCTACTTGGTATTCAAGGTTTGCAAAGTGAATTGCAAGATGCCCTATCTGAATTGCAAGGTGATTTAGAAAAATTTATGGATCACACTAAGTTTGACCAAGTATTAGGAAGACTTAATGGTGTACTAGCTGAAGCACAAAACGTTGCTAACATGATTAACTTCTGTAGTGCTCCAGTAGATCCTATTGCTATTCCAAATATGTTAGAACGTGCAATGGGTAGTTTCCTTGGCGCAGGTAAATCAATTACTGATGCTATTGGTGCTATCTCAGATGCAGATATGTGTGCTTGTATTAGTACAAACGGTGGCTTTAACAGTAATGTGTTTAATGGCGGACTACTTGGTAATATCTCAAATAACCTTAGTAGAATTACTAGCGGATCACTAATACAAAGTGAACTTGATGCAATCTTAAATGATGTGAAAAGTATTGGTTCACAAATTACTGGACTAATTGATTTTGAAAATACAATAGGCGGAAGCTATGCAAGAGGCGGTAGCCAGTTTGCTCCAACTGATCCAGGTTGTAATGCACAAATTGGTGTTATGCATAACGGAGCAAGTGGTGGTATTGCAGGTAACGCAAGACTAACAAGTCAACTTAAAAGTTTATATGATAGACTAGGTGGATATCCAGTACAGTATTCAAAAGGTGCAAGTACAGGACAACAATTAGCAGGACATCAATATGACGAAGCTGGTAATAGAGTTTTTGGTGAAGAAGTAATTGAATTTCCAAATATCTTCCATTTGTTATTAGACCAGGAGCTATTATCACTATTAGAAAAAGATGATAATCCAACACCTAATGTTGATACGCAAACTCCTGTAATGGATTATTGCGGAAACATTATAGGATTTACACAAAATCATCAACAGCGTGAAGACGAAAAAAGTGAAGGTAGTGTACCAGTCACTCCACAAGATAGACCAGGATTTAATGCTGGTGGCTTTACTACAGATACTAGTAACATATCAGGTAGTGGTGCAACAGTAAGCGGTACAACTGTTATTAATAACTTTGCTGGCACTGGAAACACATTGTTTGTAGTATCAAGTGAAGCGGCACAAAACGCACTAACAGCAAACGAAAATGATATTATTGTTAGAAGCGATATACTTACAGTATTCACTAGAAAGAATCCAACAACTAATTCAAGTGGTACAATAAATGATTATCAACAAGCAACTAGTACACTATTTGATTTTTTAAACAATTTGAATATAGAACCTAGCAGTGGACTAATTGTTAAAGATGGAACTGTAAGTAGAGCAAGAAGTGTTGAAGGCACAAGTGGACAAACTAGAGTTTCAAACGGAGATGGTATTGGTGGCAATATTAAAGTTGAACTAGAAGAAAACACAAGAATACCAGGCACAGCGGCAGTTAAGATACCGGTTGGCACAACTGCTCAAAGACCACAAACAGAAGTCGGCGAAATAAGATATAACAGCGATACACATAATATTGAAGCATATTTTGGTGATACTACTACTTGGAAGAGTTTATTAACAACATCAAGCAGTACTGGCATACAAGGTGGATTAAATGTAGGATCCGGCAGTCAAGTATTCAAAGATGCAAACGGATCAGACCTGAGATTTAGAAGTATTATTGGTGGCACAGGTATTACTGCTACACAAAATGCAGATGATATTACACTCACTGATAGCATCACAGCCAGCAACATAGGCAGTGGTACCGGTGTGTTTGGTGCAAGAACAGGTGATAACTTTAGTTTTAAAAGTATTACAAGTACAGACGGCACTGTAACAATTACCAATGATGCTACCAGTGTAAACCTAAGTAGCATGGGAGGCATACCAAGTGACCCATTACAAACAACAGATGGTACTGCAACTGTATTACAGTTTAATGGTGGTACACCAGAACCAGCAAGTGATAAAACTTGGTTCTTTGAAATAAGAGCATTAGGTGTAGCAACTAGTGGCGAAAAGCAAGCATTCAAAGTTGAAGGACTTGTAACAAATGTAGCTGGTACACTTAGTATAATTGGAACTCCTATTAAGATTGATTATCAAAGAACAGGTACAAGTGATGTTGGTGTTGCTAGTTGGGACGCAATGGCAAGTTATAGTCCAGGTGATCTAGTTGAATATAATCTTAACACCTATACAGCTAATAATGCTATTACTGGTGGCGGTGGTACTAATAATTTAAGTCCGGATCAGGATACTACAAATTGGGCAGTATCCTATACAGGATGGAATGTAAATGCAGAAGTTATTGCAAACCAATTCCGTGTAAGAGCTAAAGGATCAGCAGGTAAAACTGTTACTTGGAGTTCGGCAATCACATTCATTGAAGCATAAATACAGTGTCAAGCAAAAAGATAATCTTTTTTGTCTTTTTAGGTTGACAAGTAAGTCATCTTGCCATACACTCTTACTATAGTAAGAATGAATGGAGAGATGTCATGGCACATCGAATACTAACATAGGCAATAGAAAGGCAAAACAATGAGGTCAAAAGACACTGGCGATGGTAGAAAGATCTTGGCAAAAGTAGAGGTCCCATTAAGCGTAGAAGACATTGCGACATACGCATTACGTTATCTTGACGAGATCGACGATGACGACCCCAAGGATACATTAATTTGTGCAAATAAAAGAGAAATCTTTAATATGGCAAAAACTGCTATATTCAAATGGGGAACACAAGAACCAAAAACATATGTAGCCGAAAACATGAATGGACACTTTGAACCTATACATCAAGTGGTCAAACAAAAGTTTCCGGAGTGCGACTAATGACAGCAGAAATATTTAATTTTAGTGTTGAACGAGCCAAACGTAAAAGCGGATTTAATGACACTGCACTATTAGAAGATATGGTAGCCGAAGGATATGATCCTTGCGATCCAATTGAAATCCAAAATTATTATCAATGGAAAAACTTCCAAAACGTTATATATGATGATATTGATATTGGACACAACTGGACTGAAGAAGCATTAGATAGACTGTTTACAGATATAAAAAATATGGATCCAACACAAAATATCACTTATACAGTGGATATTTCAGACACAGATCTCAAAGATTTAGTTATTGAAACTGACAAAAACTTTGATTTTTCTCATCTTTTACCTAAAAAATAGCTTGACAGTATGACATCTTGGTGTTATAGTGTATGTAGTTAATAAGGAGAAAGACATGGGAATGAATGTAACAGTGATCCACAAAGCATTTGAAGATGCACCAATCACAGTAGCAGAAGTTGAAACAACACTTAATACTGTTGATGAAGCTCTTGAATATGCTTATCGTTGGACAAACAATGTAATGGGTAGTTGGAGTCGACCTGAGAAGACTTTCTCAAATGGTGATAAAAACGGTGATTACAATCCAGCAGTTACAACACTTGCTCCACTACATGATGGAATGGGACTTCGGTCAACTAGCATGGGTGACGAGATGATTGTCGATGGTAAAACTTTTAAAGTTGCAATGTTAGGTTTTGAGGAGGTTGTATAATGCAAGTTAATTTTGATTTGGAAGATATTGCTAAAGTACAACATGCAAATTCTTTTACTGAAGCAAAAAGTAACTTTATAAAAGTTATAGAACGTTCTACAGTAGGAAAAAGCAAACGTCCTATTAGCCCAAATAAAATTAGTTACTATAAAAAAAGAATTACAGAGCTTGATTCAAAATTAGATTTAGTGAGCTTGTTCTGGAATATGTACATGGCAGGTGAAGGGTTAGGAGTTCCTAACAGTTCATACCAAAAAAACTTTAACAGTTGGAGTCGATAATGAACGATTTAATCCAAGACATCGAAATACTTGAAGGTGCAATCATTAACTTGACAGAAGGTGCAAGTGATGAGAAGCGAATGGCAGTTTATTCTCTGGAGAATATGATTGCTCAAAAGAAAGCAATCGTCGAACAGTTCGAAGCAGAAAATGCTCCGGACTATCAATTTGAACTTGACATTTAGTAGCTGAAGTATTATATTGTATATAAAGAAAGGTATATGGTATGGCTACTTACGAAGTTGAAAACATTTTTTATAATAATTACGGAGGTGTACAAACTAAAAGTTGTGACCTCTTTGGTACTAAGAACCAAGCTATGAAACATATGAAAAAATTAACAAATCAAAGACATGGCTTAAACAAACAAGGCAAAGTTGAAGATGGTGTTGTTATCTTTACTGATGATTCAGGCAAAGTAAGAGAACGCATTATTTTTGGCGAAGTGTAAATATAACAAGTAAGTGAGGCAAAAAAATGAAAACAGCATTGAGAATGTTGGTAGTCACTATGAACTGCACAGTGTTAACTTTCTTTGGCTTTTTCGCATTTCTGATTATAGATGATGGACAAGCAGGATCAATCACACAACCCGGACCCCCAACACCAGTAACATATACTAGCAACGAAGAACAAGGCGGATTCGAACTTATCAAACTTACAAATGATATTCCCCCACAATTAATCAGTAGAGACCCAGAAGCAATATGCATGGCGCTGAATATCTACTACGAAAGTCGTAGTGATAATCTTGCAGGACAATACGCAGTAGCTGATGTGGTTCTTAACAGAATGCAAGACAATCGATATCCAAATACTGTTTGTGAAGTTATCAAACAAGGACCTGTAAAAGAAAGTTGGAAAACTAAAAAGGATCCCGACTTGCCAGAAAGCGAACGGATCTTCAATCCAATTAGACACATGTGTCAGTTCAGTTGGTGGTGTGATGGTAAAAGTGACGAACCAGCTGATGAAACAGGATGGGCTCAAGCACAATATGTTGCCGGCAATATAATGTATAACGCAAAATACAGAGGTATAACAGAAGGTGCAACACACTATCATGCAACATATGTAAAACCTAAGTGGCGTTTTGATAGGGGTATGAACCATATTGGACGTATAGGATCCCACATATTCTACAGATGGGATTGACCTAATCTAGCATAAATATATGTATGTTAGTAAATGAAGTAATTATGAATGATATAAATGAGGGTCCTAACGATCCTCATATTTTCAAAGCAGTATTCCTTGCAGGTGGTCCAGGTTCCGGCAAGGGTTTTGTTGTGAAGAATCTTATGGGTGGTGGTTCTACTGGTTTGCGAATTGTAAACAGTGATGACGTGTATGAAAAACTGGCAAGTATAGCAAAGCCAGAACCATTAGACCTAAAAGACCCAGAAGTGGTTGCAAGTCCACAAGGGCAGGAAGCCAGAGAAAAAGCAAAAAAATTAACCAAAGCTAGACAAGGTAATTACTTGGATGGTAGATTGGGATTGATTATTGATGGCACTGCTAAAGACGTAGAAAAAACAAAACGTCAGAAAGATGAGTTAGAAGCATTAGGGTACGATACTATGATGGTATTCGTAAACACTAATATGGAAGTTGCACAAGACAGAAACAGAAAACGAGCCCGTCAATTGCCAGATGAAATGGTAATGAAGATGTGGCATGCTGTGCAAGATAATTTAATGAAGTTCCAACAATTATTTGGTAACCAAAATTTCTACTTAGTAGATAATAGTGGCGGTTTGGAAGATCCAGATCGCAAGGAAAACTTTGAGACGGTCGAAAAAGCTATCAAGAGATTCATAAACACACCGCCTCGTAAACCACAAGCAAAATCCTGGCTATTGGACAAACGTCCGCAATAAGTATATGAAGAGAAGGATTTTGCAATAATGTATACATATCAATGCAATACAATCAGAGTGATAGATGGAAATACTGTTGACGCTAACATTGACTTAGGTTTCAATGTGGTTATTAGGCAACGTATTAAACTGTATGGTGTCAATGTAAAAGACATTAGAAGTAGTGAAGAGACAGACAGACAATCAGCTCTAGCTAGTAAAACAAAATTAGCTGAGCTATTAGGTAATGAATTTGTATGTGAAACTATAGTTAACAAAAGAGGAAAAGCAGGTCGAGTAATGGGCAAGCTGAGTACGGTTAACGCAGATGGCACAAGTATTGATGTCAATCGGCAACTTATTGATTTAGGTTTTGCCGAACGTTTTGGAGATTAAATGTTTTTAGGTTTCTTAGTTTTTATAACAGCCCTATCAATTTCAGCAGTAGCAATATATTATAGTATCGCTGGACTTGTGGCGATTTTTGCCGCCGCCGCTATACCTATTATGGTTATGGGTGGTGCATTAGAAATAGGCAAGTTGGTAACCGCAGTATGGTTACACAAACACTGGAAGCGAGCCGCTTGGTGGTTGAGATACTACCTAAGTGTGGCTGTGCTAGTATTAATGTTTATTACAAGCATGGGTATATTTGGCTTCCTTAGTAAAGCACATATTGAACAGACCAGTGCTAGTATTGAGAGTGTAGAAAACTTAGGTAGAATCGAAACTGAGATAGCAAGACTACAATCTCAAATTGTTAGAGCAGAAGAGAAGATTGTAAAAGCTGAAACAAGCACAGGCAATCGTAATGATGATATCAACGCACAAATAGAAAAAGAACAAGCTCGTATTGATACAGCTTATACTAGAATACAGCCTGCAATAGATGAACAACAAAAAATTATAGCTGATGCGAGAAGTGCAGACAGTGATAGAACCAAACCCTACGAAGACCAGCTAACGAACATTAAAGATGAGATAGTTAGATTAGAAAAAAGTGCAAGAGAATACGAAGAGAAAATAGCTGGTCTTAAAGTAGATAATAGTGCAGTACAACCACTATTGGATCAAGTTGCTAATATACAAGCAACTATAGTTAAAGTTGAAGGTCAGATTGCAAGTGGTGAACGTGAGCAAGTAAAACAAGCACAAACAACAATAGGAAGTGTGGCAGACGGCAGTGTAGGTCCTAGAACAAGAGCAAGTGCTAATGCATGGATCGAACAACAAAAATTAGTTATAAATGGAATCAATGATGAGATAAGTCAACTAAGATCAGAATCAAAAACCACAGTTGATGAAGAAAGAACAAGATTAAGTGGTGTTGTAAAAGACATCAGAAGTAATCAAATACCAGCACTTAAAAACAGAGAAGTGCAAATGTTAGAAAAGATAGACACAGTACGTTCAGCTGAATCTCCCATTGTTACAAGTGCTAGAGATGAAATTGCTCGCATTAGAAAGAGTGCTGAAGATAGTGTAAAAGCAAGTCAAACACTTATTCAACAGTTAAGAGAGAAAATTAAAGTTGATGGCGGTGAAGATGTTGACACAATTATTGATGAACAAAATGCTAGAATTAAAACTGCTAACACAGAGATTGACACACTCACAGAAGAAAAGTATAGTATTGAAGCAGAGTATAGAAAACTAGAAGCTGAAGTAGGTCCTATCAAATATATTGCAGAATTTATATATGAAGAAGCAGATAGAGATATACTAGAACAGGCAGTGCGTTGGGTTATTATTACAATTATATTTGTATTTGATCCACT